CAAAAAGACGTATCCGGTCAAGGACGATAGGATATATTTTATTAACAGCAAACTTATGCATATCGAAAAAGTGGGTAAAATCAAATATAAAACAGATTTTGACCTGCCGCAAGGGCGTGGGCACAAGTTTACGAATCCGAGGATTTCAAATGTAAATGGCAAATGGATGCTGTCTTTCGGCATGGAGTGCGAGAACCAAGCGCCTGTGCTGACGGATATTTCAATGGGTATAGATTTGGGAGTAAAAGACTTAGCGATAGCGGAATTTAACGGGACGAAAATAACATATCGCAATATCAACAAAACGTCAAAGATGAAGCGTCTTGAAAAACAAAGACGTCATTTGGAGCGCAGTATTTCCAGAAAGTATGAGCAAAATCGTCGTGGGAATACGTTTGTTAAGACGAACAACATAATGCGAAGTGAAGAACGTCTCAAAAAGATGTATGCACGAATGACCAACATTCGCACGAATTACATCCACCAAACGACACATGATCTTGTGTCACTGCTCCCGAAAAGAGTGGTGATGGAAGACCTGAATGTGACAGGGATGATGAAGAACCGTCATCTCAGCAAGGCGATTCAGGAGCAGTGTTTTGGTGAGTTCATTAGACAGATGCAGTATAAGTGCGAATGGAATGGAATTGAGTTTGTTCAAGTGGGCAGATTCTATCCGAGTAGCAAGACTTGTTCTTGCTGTGGTGCGATCAAGCGCGACTTGAGGCTCAGGGATAGAGTATACGTGTGTGCAGAATGTGGCGCGGAGATAGACCGCGACTACAATGCCGCTATCAATCTAAGCAGGTATGTAGCCTAAAATGCAGAGTGGCTACAACCTCAAGGCGTCGTTGCGCCTTCAAGCTGTGGAGCGTCAAACAAACCCAAGTAGTCACGACGAACGGGGACGCTGTGAAGCAGTAAGTTACTGTTAGTTCAACGTAACACAACGGACGACCCTGACACTGGCGAGTTCTCCGGTAATGTCGATAAGCTGGTCGTGAGAACGCTCGCCCAGATGATGTATGTCTCGTATCTTCAGCGCGAACTCAGCCGAGTCATGGCGCTTAATGGTATCTACGGCAAGGATGTTACGCTTACTGGACAGGATGCGACAAAGCGTGTGACCAAACAGGAATTGGACGATCAGATTTCTCGTGTCGAGTCACTTCTGCACCGTCAGAAAACACCTGCCTATCATTGAGGTGGCCTATGTCTGAAGAATCAAAGAGCTGGTACAAGATGATCCGTCCGCTTTTTAATAGCGGATACGAGGATGATGAATTCTGGGCATATGGTCAAGACGGTTTCAATGAAGTGCTCGACTCCTTTGTCGGGAGCGACGTTGAGATATACGATAAGAGTGTTGCGAAGACGCCCAAAGTTGTCCGCGCTATCATTCAGAATGTAACTGGTGATGCGCAGAGCAGTACGCTTGTCCGGCAGATCCTCTGCAACATTGGTGTACTGCATTGCGGCCAGTACATCAAAGCGAATGGCGCATGGTGGATGGTGAACTCGCTTCCTGACAACAACCGCATTTACGAGAAGGCGGTTCTCTGGAAATGCAAGTATACGATTCATTTTGTATCGCCTCTGACCGGCAAGATCGTGGATTATCCGGTGTATTGCCTGAACTCCACACAGTATGGTACGGGAGAACGTCCGAAAACCAATATGACGGTTGGCGACGCACAGCATCTTGTGTATGTGCCCATGAACGAGGAAACGGTTTTGTGCGATACGTCACTGAGAATTATCATGGACAGAAATCGCGCAAATCCGACCGTGTTCCGCGTGACGCAGGTAGACGCGACCTCTTATGCTGTCGGCGATGAATATGCGGATGACGGTATCCTTCAGTGGTCTGTCATCGAGACGCAATTCAACGAGGCAACGGACAGCAAAGAGAATATGGTCGCCGACTTCGTGAGAGCGGAGCAGAGCGACGGTTCGTCAGGCGACGCCGATGCTTATACGCTTCGGCTGGTTGATTGTGACGGAGATAACTTACTTGCTGTTGGTGAGAGCAAAAATATTGAAATCGTATTTAAAAATGCAGTCGGAGTTGATGCAGATATCTCCGTGCTGAATGTCGAGCTTGTGTCCGGTACGGATGCCATAGAGTCTTTCGACGTGCTCGGCAGAAAAATCATTCTTGATGCCAAGCCTGACAAGGCGAATGTGGGGGAGACTGTCGTTGTGCGTGTGTCAAATGAGGCACAGGGTATCAAGGCAGAAATCAAAATTGAGATTGTTAATATGTAAGGGAGGTGCGTGCGATGCCGCATTTTGATGCAATGATCCAGCAGAAGCAGAAATTGCGTGAGGCAATTTTGAAAAATCAAAAGGTGTGTGACCTGCTTGTTAATACTGGCAATAACGTGGCGAATTTCGACCATGTTAAGCTAGGCAGTAAGAGTCCTGCGGCAAAGCTCGTAAAGACGCACTTCTATATCCCAGACACGACAACTGTGGATGGGAATTATATCACGATGCGCAGTCGTGTGGTTTATGCCGATACGGACGTCGTAAAAGAAGTGGCGATTATCGTCTATGTCATTTGCAACCAAGACCAGATTGATCTTCTTCAAGGGTCACGGGCGGATTTGCTTGCGGACGAAATCGACCAGATTCTTAATAACGGCGATATGCCGCTGTTTGGGTACGGTGGCATTAAAATCGGAGTGGCAGAAGAGGTACAGTTCAACAACGGCTATTACGGCTGGGAGATCCCGTTTACCACTCATGAGATAAACCGGAGGGCAGAGCTTCTGTGACGGACGATCTTAAAATCTTTCGTGGCGGCGACTACGAAATCAACTCAAAGATAACGCTTCATCAACCGACGCTTGGGGAAATCAGCGATTATGGTGAAAAGGAGTATTTCGGACTTGTCCGGACGATTTGCTCCACACCCGCTGACCATAAGGTAGAGATTTATGAGAATCTAGGTATCTACTGGGACGCTGTTGATGAGTTTGAGTTGTTCGTGCAGTTGTCGATTGCGTTTCGTGAATCAAATATGAGCATCTTATTTGGTGATTTGGACTGGGCGTCATTTGTGCCAGCCATCAATCCGAATACAAAAGAAATTGTGTTGAGGAACAAAGATGGCGTGGTAATTGACCGGGCGATCCACTTTTTAATTACGGATGCTCTGCGAAAAATGCACTGCTTTGAAAAGAACGTCGATGTCGGATACGATGATTTCACAAAAGACGCAATGATAGAAGATGAAAAGGATGAACGGGAACTGGCGGCTAGGAAGCCGTACAGTTCTTTTTTATTGCCTTTAATTTCATCGCTGACGAATTGCGCTGAGTTCAAGTACCGGCATGATGATGTCTGGACGTTGCCGATTGGTGCGTTCATGGACTCTGTGCGACGGATTCAAAAGCGTGTTAACTACGACAATCTTATGCATGGCGTTTATAGCGGCTGTGTAGAAGTGAAAAAGATAAAAAAAGAAGAATTTAACTGGATGGGAGAACTGAAATAGTTCTCCTTAATTTTGTGTTTGAAAGGATGAGATATTATGTTCAACGCGAACACCTTCGTTATTGATAAAGTGCGTCGTGTGACTCAGGTCAATCTTGAGACTGGCCTTGTTGACTGGACGCTTACCAGCATCGAGAGTCCGTCCATCGAGTTCACCGGCGAGTCCACTGACAAGACCGATGCTCAGGGCGTGCTTATCGCTCGTTTTGATACCGCTAAGGGTGTGAATTTCTCTGGCGAGGGTTCTCTGCTGTCGATGCCGATGATGGCCGCGCAGCTCGGCACTGAGGTGCAGGTTGGCTCTAGCACTGCCAAGGTTACTGGCAAGACCTTTGAGATCCTGAAGGTTGATGGCGGAAAGGCCACCATGACGCATAAGCCGAAGGTTGCTCCGACTGTCGTTTACAAGATCACTTCGGACAAGAACATCGAGTCCACCATCGAGGTCGGCTCTGGCGCGGACAAGGCTTCTATTGCCGATACTGTTATCACTCTGCCTACTGGTTTTGCTGGCACTCAGATCGGTGTGCTCTATGAGTACGAGGCCGAAGATGCGATCAAGGTCACGGATGGTTCGGAGAATCATGCTGAGGCCGCTGAGTACATTGTTGACATTCTTGCTTGCGATGTCTGCAACGCTTCTGTCAAGCGTGCCGGTTCCATCGTGTTCCCGAAGGCCAAGATTGATAACAACTTCTCTATCGACCTGACTACTGAGGGCACGCACCCGTTCTCCTTCAGCGCTCTGAAGGATTACTGCTCTGACGATGAGGAACTGTGCTACGTCCTCTTTAATAAGTAATCGGAGAACAAATTATGCAGAGACGTTGCAAGGTCTGCGGCGCTGTCTACGAGACGTGTTACTCGTGCGAGAAGCAGCGTAGCTGGCGCGTCCATACTGACACCGCAGACCACTACTACATTTTCACTACGCTGATGACATACGAGTATGATCGTGATGCCAAGAAAGCGTACCGCGCACTGCGCAAGCGCGGCGTAGATTTTATGCACACGAGTGTGTATGAACCGGCTGTAGAAATTCTGCTGGACGAAATCTACGAGAAAAATAACGCTGACAAGGCGAAGAAAATGCGCACTACCGTTGAACTTGGTGTCATTGATGATAAATCGGCTCATGATGTTGAGGCAAAGACGGATTAAGTTAAGGAAGGGAGGACGAATGTCCTCCCTTTTTCTGAACTTTCAGATTGGTGGTGAATACGATAAAGATTTTGGCGGTAGACCAAGCGCGTCATGGGGCATGGGCGATGTTTAATTACGAGTCAAAAGAACTGATTGGGCATGGCACATGGTCGTTTGACAACAAAAAATATACATTTCCGAAGGCGGTTAGAAATATCGAGGTACTGATAGAAAATATCATGAACACGCAAGGAATTGATGCGGTTTTCTACGAGGACATTCAGTTGCGTGTAAACGCACAAGGCTTTAAGAGACTCGCACAGTTGCAGGGTGTACTCATCAATCTCGCAGAGAAAAATGAATACCTTTATGATTTGGTTCAACCGTCGCAGTGGCAGAACTACTGCATGGCACGTGGCAGAAGTGAGAAAGAGATCAAAGCCAAAGTCAAGCAATTGGAAAGTGCTACGCACAAGAAGCAGTCTAAAGTTCTTTCCATACAGGCTGTAAACGACTTGTTTGGCATTGAGACTGAGAACGACAATCTGGCCGACGCGTGTTGTATCGGCTGGTATGTAGTAAACAACATTCCTATTAAAATCAAGGAGAAAACTTTATGAAAAAATCCGCCGATTTCATTGACCTGTTGGGTCTTGACGATGTAGAGAACATTCTCGGAGAACAGCTCCCAGACCCCGGACTGCTTGAATATTATCGTCGCCTCAAAGACCGTGAAATTCTTTGGAATGACGATGTTGACGAAAGTATGATTGATGTGTCGATGTGTATTCGCAAGTGGAACATCGAGGACAAAGGCAAGTCGGTTGATGAACGCAAGCCCATTAAGATTTTCATTAACTCAGATGGCGGCGATCTCAATACCATCATGAACGTTGTTGACATGATTGAGCTGTCTAAGACGCCCGTTATTACGATTGCGCTTGGCAAGGCGTATAGTGCCGGTGGTCTGCTCCTGATGGCAGGTGATACGCGGTACATTTTCAAGAATACGAGTTGCCTGATTCACGATGGTTCGTCTGGCATTTACGGTACGACAGGCAAGATGTTGGACAACCTTGAGTTCACGAAAGGGCTTGAGAAGCGTATTCGAGATTATATCATTACGCACACGAGTATTCCGGGCGATCTGTACGACAGTAATTATCGTCGTGATTGGTTCTTGTTCTCGGATGAGATGATTCGCTACAACGTCGCGGATGAAATCATTGAAGACATCGACCTAATTTGAGGTAGATATGGCGAAGAAGAATACGACTATGAATATCGGCGAGGCTCCGATTACGCTTAATGAGCATCCTTTTTACGGGCTGAAGCTGGATAAAGATCAGGAAGCGTTCCGCGATGCTATCTGGGATGAAAGTAAGCGTATTGTGTTTTGCAATGCGAAAAGCGGTTCTGGTAAGACGCTGATTGCTACGGCTACGGCGAACCTGCTTTGTGCGCACAGTTTGTATAGTGGCATCGTGTACGTTGCCGCGCCCACGCAGGAGCAGAAACAAGGCTATCTTAAAGGTACTATTGAAGAGAAGTCTGAACCGTATTTCGAGCCTTTTTATCAGGCGCTTGATAAAATCGGGGTTAACCTGAATACAGCATTCATGGATGGTGGTCAGAACGAGAAATGCGGCATGGCTTACATTGAGTGTGTGACGCACACATTTCTGCGCGGCGTGAACTTTGAAAACAAGGTGGTTATCATCGACGAGTCGCAGAACTTTTATTATGACGAATTGAAAAAGGTTCTGACGCGAATTAACGACAACTGCAAGACTATCGTCATTGGGCATGACGGTCAGATAGACCTCTACTCGAATCCTGAGCGTAGTGGGTTTGTCGGTTACATGGATTGGTTCGATGGTGACTCACGTGTTGCGGTCTGCAAATTAACGAAAAATTATCGCGGGTGGGTCAGCCAGCACGCAGATGATTTTGACTTTGCGGCGATGTACGACAAGAATTAAAAAAACTAACTATTGTTGAGGTAATTTTAATATATGAAGAAACTTTCTGTAGATACTATGAAGAAATATATGAAAACAAAAGAAGTTCCGAAGTATGTCAAAGTACACTACGAATTTGATGGTGCGGAGTTTGATGTTGAAGTGCGCACGAGCCTGTCATGCGCGGAGCAGTCGGCTTTTATCAGTCGCGCTCTTGCCGGATGCTTTGATGACAGTGGCAATTTCCGGCCTGAGTATTTCGACCCGATGTTCCACGCAACCGTGCTTCAGATGATGACTAACGTGCCGCCGATTCCGATTCGCGGAGCTGCTGGTGATGATGGCGAAAAATTACTTGACATCGACGCGATGGACGAGCTGTATGATGCGCTTTCGCTTGAGAGTGACGATTCAACGGATGATTTTTGCGGCTTCATTTGGTATCTGTATGGCCTTTGTGACAATGCTGCGGAATATCGTCGTGCACGCAATCTGGCCAATAACGGCGTGACTGGCGACTTGTCTGCCATTGTTAGTAGTGCACGTCGTTTTGTTGAGTCCCTTGTTGACAAAGTGGATAGCGTGGACACAGAAGAACTGCTTGCGTATGCTGGCAAACTGTCTGAGCTAACACATGGTGTTGATGCTGAAGGTGTGGCGGACGCAATGCTTCGTCTGTACAAAGCGGAGGAATCTGAGTAACAACTGCCGCCTGTCGCCAGCGGCCAATAAGAGTGCGACTTGTTTACGATTGCCGCCCGACTGCGTGCGGCATACAAGTGCAGCCTTGCAACGGGAGCGCCATAAGGCGCTCCCACATTTTTAACATAAGGTGGTGGGTGCTACGAATATCAAAGAGGCGCTTGCTTATGCAAATAAGCAATTAAAACCTAAAATTGACTCCGCGCTTTCCAGAGAGGTATATCAGGTTGTCGTAGATGTAGAAGCATTCTCCATCAATGAAAATGTCTACGATACATATAGACCTATCATGTACGAGCGACGTGGCGACATGGGAGGTCTTGCTGACAAGGGGAACATCGTTATGAAGGGCGGCAAAGCCACGAATGGTATGCTGCGCGTTGTCAATATAACTGATCCTAATCCGGGCGGCGCGCTTAATCGAGATCGCGTTACGGTCGGCAAGAGTTTACCAGAGCTGATTGAGTACGGCAATAACAACCGATGGGGCTATAAATACGATTTCCAGTCCAAAGGTGCGTACATGAAGCCAAGGCCGTTTACTGAGGCGACGATTCGTCATCTTCGATACGTTGGCTCTCATGTTTTGGCTCTGCAAAATGGTCTAAAGCGTCAAGGTGTCAAGTCGAGAATAACTGGCAACTCTGATGAAAATCTAGACGATTTATTTTTCTAATAAGGTGGTGATTTAATGAGCGATGAATTGGAAGTTGTTGTAACAAGTGTGCTTGAGGCAGATGAAGAAGCGTCATCAAGACGAATAGCGGCACAACTGCCAAGCATCTCCGACAAGGTAAATCAGTCGAGTAAAATTAAAGTCGGAATCGCGCTTGATGATAGCGCAGTTAGCGCGCAAGCAGGTGCGTTTGTACAAAAAATCAATCAAAAGGTCGCCGCCAATAAAGTCGGCGTTCAACTAGGTTTAGATCAAAATTCCATCACTAAATTACAAGCGGAACTAAATAATTTACATGTTGATCCGTCTATTACGAATAGCATGGTCGAGCAGATTGACCAGATGGGTATTCGTATCGACAGAGTGAGTGGCAAATGGGAGAAGTCCGTAGATGGAGCTAGAAATCTATTAAATCTCACAATCCAAGGTAAAGATCAAGCGGGTAAAGTAGTTTCGTACTTTCAGACATATGACGAGCAGACAAAGGAAATTAGCACAACAACAACAAATATTACGCTAGATTTGGAGCGACAGCGCAAGTCTGCGGCTGCGTTGGCACGACAAACTGAAAAAGACAACCAGTCTCGCTTGAATTTTCTATCAAAACAGCAAATCGAAATCAATAAAATCAATGCGTCTTATACCGGAGAGAGTTCACAGAAGCCGATTGTTGACCAGTCTAGGCTTGAATCGTTCGGAGAGAAAGTCACAGAAATCAACAATAAAATCGCTGCACTTAAAGCGGCAAATGGTGCGCTAAGTGGAGATCAGCAAAGAGAGATTGTTGAACTCATTGCAAATGCAAAAGCGCTTGGTGAGGCATACCGCACGCTAGAGCGCGCTCCGACAAAGTTGCGCACGAAAGACGTCGTGACTATTCGTGATGAGGAATTGTCTAAGTTAGATGCCTATAGAACGAAACTTTCAAATGTAGGAAATCTTACGCAAGACTTTGCAGCTCGAATTGATAAACTTCATAACGAGTTGAGCGGCGCTTCAGACGGCGCGGCACTGACAAAATATCTTAATCAATTTAGCACTTTGAGTGCTGAGGTCAAGAGCTTTGATGCTCAGGTTGAAGGTGTCGTTCAGAAATATAATTCCTTGCTTTCTGCTCGTGGCAGATCCACACAAATAAGAAAGAAAATGTTCAGCACGAGTCAGGGGACTGAAGAGTATCAGACCATGGCGGCTGAGCTGGCTCGTGTTGAGGCCGAGCAATCGAAAATCACGCAAGAGATCAGAATCCAATCTCATCTCATGCCTGAAGTGGTTGCTGCCGCCAAGGCACGTTCGCAACACGACGAGAGAGCTATTCAGCAAAACTATGAGCTTGCTGTTGCAGAAGGCCGCGTAAAAGATGCTGTTGCGTCTATCAATAAAGAGATGGCATCTATGCCGCAAAAGGTTGCGGAACTTCAGGCACGGTTTTCTGCTCTTGGGAATCCGTCAAAAGAACTCGCTGGAAATATCGCAGAATTGGACAGGCAACTTAAAGCAGTTAACGGTGGCAAGCTAGATGACCAAGGCAAAATAGCCGCTTATGAAAAGCTCCGTCAAATTTTAGAGGATTGCACGTCCGAGGTAATGCATTTCGAAAAATTGTCGAGGCTTGATGTTGCCGATTCTCGTTTTGAGTCTGGGCTTGCCAAAGCGAAGCAAGACCTAATCACGATTGAAACAAAGTGGAGCGCGCTTAAAAACGACCCCGGTCTTAACGCGCAACTCAACCAGTTGAAAGTCAGTCTTGGCCGTGTAAACAGCCAAGCCGATTTCTCAAAGTGGAAAGCACAGTTAAGCGCATTCCGCGCTGAGGTTAAAGCTGCTGGTAAAGATACACTATCACTTGGTGATGTTTTCAAGAACAACCTCGCTAAGGTTTCTCAGTGGATTGGCGCAACAACTATTATCTTTAAGACGTGGCAAACGCTCAGAGAGGGATTCGATGTTGTTAAAGACCTCGATAATGCGCTTATTGACCTGAAGAAAACGACTGATGCGACGGAAGAGCAGTATCGCAGTTTCTATTATACGGCGAACCAGACTGCTAAGGAACTCGGTGCGTCTACAAAGGACATCATTCAGCAGACAGCAGACTGGGCACGTCTGGGGTACTCGCTTGACGAGGCGTCTACGTTGTCACGGAACTCTGCTATTTTCTCTGCGGTGTCTGAAGATCTTGATTTGACCGAGGCAACTGATGGTCTTGTCAGTATGCTGAAGGCGTTCAAGGAGTTGGACGTTAACGATTCTCTTGACGGAATTATTTCTAAGATAAACGAAGTCGGCAACAATTTTGCTGTATCGAATGCTGATATTGTTGATTCACTTACTAGATCGTCATCCGCAATGGCTGCGGCCAATAACACGTTTGAGCAGACTGTCGCGTTGGCTACTGCGGCTACGGAGATTACGAGAGATTCTTCGCAGGTCGGCAATGCCTTGAAGACGATTTCTATGCGCCTGAGAGGTTACGACGAGGAAACTGAAACATATTCTGATGACCTCAAGGAAATCACAGGCGATATTGCTAATTTGACGAAAGTAGCAAGCAATAATAATCAGGGAATCAGCTTGTTTGAGGCCGACGATCCAAACACTTATCGTTCTACTTATGATATTCTGAAAGATATCGCAGATATCTGGAATGAAATCAGCGATAAAAATCAAGCGCAGTTGCTCGAAAAGCTATTCGGCAAGCAACGCGCCCAGGTCGGTGCGGCACTTATCTCAAACTTTAAGCAGGCAGAGAAGGCTATGGACGCTATGGCCGGTTCTGCTGGCAGCGCGTCAAAAGAGTTGGAGCGTGCCCAAGACTCCATCGTGTTCAAACTGAATGCGCTGAAAGAGACTTGGGTTGGCGTTGCTCAAAATCTTTATGACACGCGAACGATCAAGAATGTGATTGACCTTCTGACGGATATGTCTGGCGTTGTGCAGACTATCACGAAGAGCCTTGGCACACTTGGCACGGTATCTGCTGGTGTACTTGGCGTTCAATTCATTCGCTCTGTGGGTAGACCTAAAATGACGGGTTTTCATGATGTGCCCACATATGCTCTGGTGGTGACACGGAACGAGCTGGCGGCGTGAGCCGCAGTAAGGGAGCATTGGCAAAACAGCCGAAATTGGCCGAAAGGCGAGTGGTTTTGTAATTCCACTCCGGGAACCGAAAGGAATCCGCAGCGAAGCTCATGTTCGCATGAGAACGTTCAGAGAGTATAATGGCTGCACGGCTTAATGAGTCGTGAAGGGGTATTCCAAATCAGCGCGAAAGCGTAAAAATTACAGGCGGGTCACGCCGCCGACCAAAATAGTGATATAGTGAGTCGCTGAAGCATTGCTTCACAAACCCGTGAGCCGCCTGTTGCAGCATACGGCTCACAAACTGGCAGAGAGACGTTGCTGGGAACAACATTTCTCTGAATGCCTGATGAGCCACCTGCGGCAACAGGTGGCTCATCTAAATAAAGGATAGGTGTAACTGGTGGTATTGAACGATGCGTATGATGCGAGCGTGTTTGACAAAAGCGTTTGTGACGGGCATGAATCTGCATGGGCAGAATTCGAGAAGTTGGTTGAGATCGGTGTTGCGTCTAGGCGCGGATGCCAAATAGCATCTATATTAGAGAACGCGATTCGCAACAATACAGATATGAAATGTCTTGACTTTCTGCGTTAGACGTGTCAAAATATTGAAAGTGCAAAATGTTATTCTAGAGGTGGCATATATGTTGAAGGATGAATATAAGTGGTTCTTGGATAATTATGCCGACTTATTTAAAAAGTACGGAGATTCTTTCCTTGCAATAAAAGGGAAGACAGTGCTAGGATCATATCGTTCTTATGCTGAAGGTGTTAGGAAGACTTCTGAGAAAGAGAAGATTGGGACTTTCATTATTCAAAAATGTAACGGTGATGAATCGGCATATACGAATTATATTTCGTCAATTTGTTTTGGGTAAGTGCGCAATTAAAATAATCTCATCTAGAGATATAGAGAAGAAGTGAGAATATGGGAATAGCACCGTCTGTTGTCTATCGAGCATTTACACTTGAATATACTGGAAAGAGCAATAGATTGATGACTCCTATTACTATTTCAAGTGCTGATGGCTCAGTTGATGGTACTGCTCTCTGGGACACTGGTGCAACAACGACTTGTATTTCTGAGTCCGTAGTGGAACGGCTGAATCTTGTCCCAACTGGAATGATGGATATTCGCACTCCATCAAGTACAAAGACAGTTAATACTTATTTGGTGAATGTCGGACTCCCTAATCACTTAAATGTAAGCGATGTCCCTGTGTGCGACACTGATATTGGTAAACAAGGTCTTGATATGCTTATTGGTATGGATATCATTATGTTTGGTGATTTCTCTGTGAGCAATTTTAATAATAAAACAGTGTTCACATTCAGGATACCATCCAAAGAAAAGATGGACTTTGTCCCGCAGGCAAACATCGACAACGCCATTGGTGCTACTCATGGAAAGGGTAAATCAAAACGTAGAAAAGGCCGGAAATAATCTATCAAGAGTGTGTTAAGCCCCTTGCTTATAGCAAGGGGCTTTGTGTTAATTAAAGCGGTTGACCATGCGGATGAAATAATGGTATAATGAATATGCAAGACGGTGTGTAATAACAAAATCTCGAAAAAAATCCCATTTTGGTGTTGACATTTTATAGAAAAGTCGTAAATTGTAATTGCAACACTTAAAGAGGGGGATCCACGATGATTTTGGTCGATACATACGCTAACAAAGTTGTTAACAAGGTAAAAGCCAGTGTTCTACCTGAGTTGAGACTTTCGTGTTGTGAACACAAATTCAAAGCGTACTCTAATCTTGTCGTTGTATTTATGTTTGTCGCGCCTGTCATTTTGTCTTTGTTGTATTTGTTATCGGATTTGAAAATCAAAACTGCTCAACTTTGGGTAGACGGAGCGGCCACTGCTCTAGTTGTCATCGTCGGCATTTTTCTTTTATTTTGGCAATTCGTATATGAGGATTCTGTATCAAAATTGCGAGAAGATACAGAGTCTTCAAAAATGAGTGTAGAGCAGTTAAAACAAGACTATATGTTTGCATTTTCTATAGCGCTTGAATTGCTTGATTCTGTCTTTGTAGCTGGTGACATATCCTTCAAGACACTTATGAATATTTGTGCAGATGGTATTAAGACGAGTTGTTCACAAAGATTTAATTCCCCTGAGCGTTTTGCTGTTAACATTTATGAGTATGATTCGTCTGAAGGGAATGTGAGGCTGGTCGGTGTCAGCCGCGATAAGGCAGTTCACCGCATAGTCGATAATGATTTATATCGCTATGGATTGTTTGTGTATCGAAAAGTCGATAGCCAAGAACTCGACAAATATTATTTTGTCAAGTGTTTAAAAGGCGAAGTCGATAAGTATGTGTTGCTCTCGTGGAAAGATATGGTTGAAAATTTCTATTGGGCACACTGGAAAACGAAAAAACAATATGAGCGCGCAAAAAACGGCGCAAGAAGGAATTGTAGATTAGCTGGATTCAGATATAATCAATACATGGCAATACCAATTGTCGATATTGAATTTAACAAGGAAATTCTTATTGAAATAATTGCGTATGATGACGCTTTTATAGCACCACAAGAACAGTTGTTAGATCAGTGCGAGCGGTTATCCGGTGTGTATGGGCAACTTTTCAGTGTTGTCTATGAAATCGCTGATAAGGGACAAAACGGTTATCGAAAGGAGTGTCCTCATGAAGAAGAAGCGGTTTGTAATTAAACAGTCGAAGGCTGGCAATAGAGCCGCCAAAGCGGGCGTGCTTATAGTATCGCCCATAAAAAAACGTGGTGAATTTCAAATTGCGATAAATTCTGATATTTCTGACAAGCAGTTGCAAGCAATTCGAGAGAGGCAAATTGAATCGGAGAAGACGGTTCGTAGAATCCAAGAGAACTACGATATGCTATCAAAGAGTATGATGAATAGCAGGGCGAAAATTTGTGGTAATTCCAGTAAATAAAGGAAAAAGGCGAGGCCGTTTGGCCTCGCCTTCGTCATGTCAAAACTTACTACCGCAATTATTGCACTTCCATGTTTTACCACAATCGCCGAGCCCATAAATTCCCACTAGCGCTATTTTTGCAGCCTTCTTCATCGTGGTCAGTCGCGTGAGATTTTCAGAGCCGCAAATGGGGCATTTGGGAACGTGCTTTGGACGAGAAGTGGCGTCGGGGTTTTGAGGGAAGTAGAAGTTTTCAATTCCGCCATATTGCTTATATCGCTCTATGCTTTCTTCTGACTCTGGATACATGAGAGCGTAATGAAATTTGTATTCATCTGATTCTGTATCTAGTTGTGACTTGTCAAATATTGTTTCAAATACGTGTCTATTAGCTGCGTGTTTTGCTAGAATTTTTGCAGATGCTATCCATCTACTTGGCCACCATGTTTCTGTCTTATAATTCGAATAAAAAAGTTTGTTGTACTCATCGTATGTCATATCCAACTCAATGTACGGTATTTCGCATTCACATCGGTCGAAGCAAGTTAGCTTCTTAGGATCGGACATGAGCTTTTTTTTATCTGCTATTGACGGCGTTCGTATGTCTGCGCATCTTGGGCACGCTACAATCTTTGGAGAATAACCACAGTATGGGCATTTATGCCCCGGAACCCATGCACGCTTGCATTGTGGGCATACATCTCCTATTAAGTGACGGCTTATATTGCTAACAACATCTTCCCATGCCATAGTCTCACATCCTTTGTATTAGTTACTAAGATTACCACGTTTTCTCTTATTTGTCAACTCGCACATTAGTTTGAAACAATATAATGTTTGGTCGGCATCATATTGTAATGATTGGCATCACTTAAAGTATTAAAAAGTGCGAAGTCGCAAATAGAGGCGCTTAATAACGAATACACGGATAAGACACCGAATGCCTCTGGTGGAACGGCTGTTGCCGGGTCTGTTGTTGATGAGGTTGATACTGCCAAGGTAAATGAATATACTGCTGCTTTGGCTGGCTTGTCTGCGGAGCAACAGCAGGTACTACTTAGCACGGCTGCACTCACAAAGGAAGAGCGAAATAGCGTTCAGTCCAATCTTGATTTACTTCGTAGCACAAACGAGCAAAAAATAGCTTTCGTCGCCAAAAAGTACAATCTTGACAAGGCTACTGTCGCTCAACAACTTGGTATTGAGGCTGACAAAAAGTATGCTCAGGCCGAAATAGAAGCGAGAATCGCCGCATCTGATTTTGGCAAGTCGCTGTCGAAACAACAACAGAAACAAATGGCCGCTGAGTTGGCTACAAGAAGTCACGCTGCATCTCTTAAAGAGTGGGCTGGCAATATGGCACTTGCTGTTAAGGCCGCTGCAAAGAACTTCATCAGTAGTCCTATAGCTATCATTTCCGCCATCACGACGATAGCCTCTGTTGGCATCAATGCGATTCGCAATGCTCAAGAAAAAGCAAAACAGGCTGCCGAGGAAAACGAGCAAAAGGTCAATGACGTTGCTAGCGCCGCGAACGATCAGCGCGAACAATTGAACGACCTTATTGCGCAGTACAGCAAACTTGCTTCTGCCGGTGATTTTGACGCATCTTCTCGTGAGCAAGCCCGAAGCATCCAAGACCAGATTACAGAGTTGGTTGGCTCTCAGGCAAACAACCTTGACCTTGTGAATGGCAAGTTGGATGATGAGGTTTCCAAGCTCAAAAATATCTCTGCTGAACAGGCAAAACAGAATGCAAATGCGCTTCAGACGAAGGTGGAAAGTGCCACAAACAAGTACAAGCAAGGTGCTCTTACTGAGGGCGCTGGCACTAAAACGATTGACAACCCGTATTCTATGGGAGCGGATATCGAGCTTGCAAATAGCAAGGCTCTGAATGAGGCACTTAAAGAAGCTAGTTATTCTGGTAGCGCTCTACTGGATGTCAACAACAAGATTGACGTGAGCTGGGCGGCAATGAACAAAGATGCGGCCGGTATGGTCGATATCTATAAAGAAATTCAAGATACGCTTTTAAGTTCGGATGAATGGCGTAGCTCGGATGAGAACGAGAACTCTCAGCTCTTGAATGATATCCAGAGTAAAATTGATCTCTATCAAAGTATCGTCGATGAGTATAATTCGGCGGTTGCAAATCAGATGCAGAATGATGCTGTCATTAAAATATCTGATATGCTCAAGGAAACGACGGTCAATTCTCAAGAGACGTTTGATTCGTTCATTGCGTCTATCAACAACATGGAGGGCGCGTCAGATCAGTATAAGCAATATCTGACTGAAGTGGCCAATCAGACATTCCCGCAATATGCCGATGCGGCTCAAAATGCAACGAACGCGACTGACTCCTTCAGCGCTGCCATGTCCACCGTCAAGGATGTGATGAGAGAGGCATCGTCTACGTCTGTTGATGCTGCGAATAAGGCTGAGGCAGATGCCATTAGAGAAGAAACTGCTGCGCTTGAGGCATCCAATGATGAACTTCAAAAGCATATTGATAACCTGCAAAATGCCAATGATAAACGCAGCACTCTTGCGATTTCGAACTACACAGCCGAAATCGCAAAGAACAATGCGGCGATTGCTGAGAATAACCGGCTGTTGAATAATATGCCAAGCCCGTGGTCTGGCATCCTAAGCACTTTTGACACATGCTCTGGCGTACTTGAGCAAATCGCGTCGATTCAGAATACAGTCGCGGACAGCTTCACAATTTCTGCCGACAAGGCGCGTGAGTTTGCTGAGGCGTACCCTGAGATTCTTGCGAATGCAACCGTATCCGCTGATGGTCAGGTGACGTTGAATCAGGGCGTCGTTGATGCGTTTATCAGCGGAAAACAAGAACAGGTTAATGCGGCCATTGATGCGGAGATTGCAGACCTTCAGGCTAAGAAAGCATCTCTTGAAGGCAAAATGGCGTTTGCTCAGGCAGAACTTGAAATTGCACAAAATGTTGGCGAAGGCGAGGGGCAAATTTCCAAGGAAGTCGCTGAGTATCGTATCAATACCGGTAACATAATGGCTCAAGCACTCATTGATAACGGAGTACAAGAAGCAGATGCATGGCGTCTTGCGGCCGCTGCTATGGCTCAAAACACGGAAGAGTTTGACCGTGTGGCGATGGAAGTTTGTACGGATGTCAATGGGAATTTCAACGCTGCTGCTTATAACGCGGCGCAGTCCATTTATCAGAACATGGCGTCTGGTAAGTCGAGCGTAGCATCTTTTGCAAAACAGTGCCATGAAGCTGCAAAGGCTTTTGCTGGAATTGGCAGCGGCGAAGAAAGAGGTATGGATGCCGTAGTCGGTGGAGCAACGGGGGCTGTATCTGGCAAGTCGATTGATCTCAACCTGACGAGTGGCAGTTTTGACGGAACTAATTACACCTATAAGGCTACCCAAACATCGCTTGATGACTTCACCTCAGACCTACAACTTGATATTTCAAAATATCAACAACAGATTGCCCAAATTGATTCGCAGATTGCTCTCCTTGAGTCTTTGAAGAACAAACCGCTTGGTAGCTATGGCAACTCTGGCGGTAGCGGTGGCTCAAAGGGCAGTTCTGGCGGCGGCTCTAGCTCTAGTACCAAAGAGGTTGAAGAGTATATCGCCAGTATCGACGAGTATCGTGAGGCTCTGGAACGTCTTGCTCGTACTCAGGCAAAGGTTGATAAGATCCAGCAGAGAATCAATCTCTCAGACAATCTCGAAGAGCAGTTGCTCATGCAACAGGTGCTCATTGGAGCATACGAGCGTGAGCAGGATGCGCTTGTCAATCTGAATAATCAGCGCAAGAAAACGCTTGCATCCGGTGCAGAGGAACTGCGCAACATGGGATTTGCGGTTGAGTATAGCGCAGAAAAGAACGAGTTCTTTGTGGAGAACATGGAACACGTCAACGACCTTGTTGCGGACAGCGCGGGTGATTTTGACACGCTGCAAGAGGCGACGAACGACCTCCGTAAGAGCACAGAGGAACATATCAAGACGCTTGAAGACCTGAACAAATCCAATCAGGATAGCGCGAATGACTTCGCTGACCTCAAGACGAAAATCAAAGACGCTCGTGAGGAAATCCAGAATCTCCTTGAGACGATGGTCAAGAACAAGTCTGAGGCCGTTGACTCCATTCAGGAAGTGTATGAGACGCTGCACAATGCGGCTGATGAGTACGCTAAGAGTGGGTATATAGCGATAGACACCTTGCAAAGTATCATTGATCTCGGTATGGAATACGTCGCTTACCTCATGGACGAGAACGGCAACCTTGTCATTAACGAGGAACGTATCAAGAAAGTCATTGCGGCGAGAACACAACAGATGGCTGTTGAGACGGCGCTCACTTACGTTGAGTCCTTGAGAATTGCCAAGCAGAACGACGATGTAGAGACGATGAATCGGTTGCTGAATGCGACCGAGGAAACGACGAACGCAACGTGGGGGCTGGTATATGCCAATCTCAGTATGCTTGACCTCACAGAGGAACAGCGCAAGGCAGCTCTCGCCAATATCAATGCACTCCGTGCTCTAGCTGACAGTGCGGTTGATAGCATCGGCAAATCGTCGGATGCCTTGTCGGACAACCTGAACAACATGAAGGACGGGCTAGACAGCATCCTAGACTTGTAAAGACAGGTCACGTTCATAGTAATATGTTCGAAAAATAGAAACCCATTGAAATGCTGGGAACCACTAAAGGCAACCGCGCCACAAC